GGGATTACGCAAAATCGGTAGGCTGGTCAGACCAAGAGTTGTCGCAGGTGTACGACCACCGCGCCGTCCTAACTCTGTACCGGGCTATGCAATTCGATAAATTGCAGAAGTCAAAACCTGCTGTCCAAAAACGGGTCGCAGAGGCTCCCAAGTCATTAGCACCTGGGGTCGGCTCTCAGCGCCTTGATAAGGACGGAGAGATGGTCAAGAAATTGACTAAGCAACTTAAACAAACTGGTCGCCCTAGAGACGCGGCTAAACTCTTTGAACGATTCTTATAAAGGAATAAATCATGGCAGTCCCATCAAATACCTACCTGCGCTACACCTCGATTGGTGTACGCGAGGACTTAGCAAATGTTATTTACTCAATCAGCCCCACCGACACGCCCATCATGTCGTCCATCGGACAGGCTAAAGCAACCCAGACCAACCACGAGTGGCAGACTGATGCTCTCGCCGCCGCAACCACGGCTAACGCCCTGATTGAAGGTGACGACGCAGCAGCTTCTTCGCTCTCGCCCACGACCCGTGTTGGCAACTTCACGCAAATCGTTGGCAAGACCGTTCAGGTTTCGGGCACTTTGGAAGCAGTAGACAAGGCCGGTCGTAAGTCTGAGAAGGCTTACCAGTTGGCTAAAGCATCTTCCGAAATCAAGCGTGACATCGAGACCATCATCACAGCCAACCAAGCCAAGACCAACGGTACGGCTACCTCTGGCGCTCGTAAGTTAGGTTCGCTCCTTTCTTACATCACTAGCAACGTATCCAAGGGTTCGGCTGGTACAAACCCGACAGGCGACGGTTCGGACATCCGTTCTGACACCACGACCCGTACCTTCCTTGAGTCCATGCTCAAGACCGTTGCACAGGAAATCTTCGAAGAAGGCGGCACACCTAAGATGTTGGTTGTTCCTCCAGGACTGAAGGCAACTGTGTCTGGCTTTACTGGTGTTGCAGAGCAGCGTTACGTTACCGGCGCAGAGCCAACGACTATCGTTGCCGCCGCTGGCGCATACCTCTCGGACTTCGGCCTCATCAGCATCGTTCCTGACCGCTTCATGCGTTCAACCGATGCCCTGATGCTTGACTCCGAGTATGCAGCTCTGGCTTACCTCCGTCCTTTCCAAACGAACGACTTGGCCCGTACCGGCGACTCTGACAAAACTCAGATTCTTGCCGAACTGACCCTCGAAGTTCGTAACGAGAAAGCACACGGCGGTATCTTTGACATCAAAGCAGCGTAACTTGTGATAGAATCGGCGGTGGGGTATTCCCACCGTCGGTTTTACGGGATTAGATATGCAAAAACTGGGCGAAGAAGTAACGATAGAGGGAAAGCGTACTTGGTTTGCGGACGGAGATGGCGGGCTTGTCATCAGGGACGAACAAAACGTCGCACCAATCCTAGAGGCCAACAAGGCTTCTTATAACCAGATAGACGAACGCGCACGTTGGGGTGATGGTGCGCGGGTAGCGGAGATTCCCAATTCGGTCATTGCAGACCTGAATGTGAAGGGAATTATGAGGGGGTTCGCGGTGGTAGACCAGAAACGAATGAAAGCCTTTCTGAACGACCCGGAGAACCGTTTTTTACGGACGAGACCGGGGAGAATTTAGTGGGCAAGGTTCACGACAAGATTAAAGCAAAGCAACAAAAAACACCGTGGGAAGATAAGAAAGTCGCCATTTGTATCCCTTCTCGTGGAGAGATGGAGATAGGAACGGCGTTTGACTTGGCGGTAATGTGTGCCTACGACGCACGCAACCGTAGCGGACACCAAGCGGTGTACACGGTATCGGGAACCCTGATATTTGACCAGCGAGAGAAGCTGGCAGCCGAAGCCCTGAAAGAGGGTGCGGACTACATTCTGTGGATTGACGCAGATATGCGGTTTCCAAAGAACACGATAGAGGTACTGCTCGCGCACGACAAGCCCATCGTTGGGGTGAACGCTACAACGAGAACCTCGCCGGTAAGACCTACGGCAAAGAACCTAGAGATAGACTTTGAGAAGAAAGAGAATCATTGGATTCCAATCGTCTCTAAAGACAAGACCCACCTAGAGTGTGTGACCGCGATTGGTTGCGGGGTGATGATGGTCAAGCGGGAGGTGTTTGAGAACACGCCGAGACCTTGGTTCTGGTTCGAGAAGATACCTGGCGACAAGTTGCTAGGCGAGGATGTGTACTTCTGCATCAAGGCAAAGGACGCAGGATTCGATACTTATTTAGACCACCACCTGTCCAACGCAATAGGACACGTTGGGTCTTACACTTATTCATGGAACGACTACAATGGCCCTAGCGAATTTCAGCGACCTCCAGACATCGGTAGCCAACTACCTCGGACGGAGTGACCTTACCAGCCAGATTCCTGACTTTATCTCCCTAGCGGAGTTGCGCCTATCCCGCGACATTCGTACCCGCAGGATGCTCAAGACCTCTACGGCTACCATGACCGTAGGCGACCCGACGGTAGGACTGCCAAGCGACTTTCTGTCCATCCGCGATGTGTTTATCCAAGGCTTGCCGAGAACGGTAGTAACCTACCTCTCCCCAAGTGCTTTCTCTAGCAACTCCCGCGCAGACCAACAAGGTCTACCCGTGTTCTACACCATGCGTGGCAACGAGTTAGAGTTCGCGCCAAAGCCTGACAGCGCCTACGTCTTGCAGATGCTCTACTACTACAAGCCCGTGGTTCTGTCGTCAGGCAATACTAGCAACGAGTTCTTGGCTAACTACCCAGACGCGTTGCTCTACGCCTCGCTCCTAGAGGCAGAGCCGTACCTTATGAACGACCCGCGTACACAAACGTGGTCAAGCCTCTACAACCAAGCAATTGCACGAATCAACACCTCCGACGAGGAGAGTGAGTTTTCTGGTGTTCCCTTAGTTATGACCGTTACAACGAGGTAATAAAATGGCAGAATTTAGCAACTACTTAGAGAACAAAGTCCTAGACCATGTTCTCCGCAACACTTCTTACACCTCCCCTACGACGGTGTACGTTGGACTCTACACATCTGACCCAACGGACGCTGGTTCGGGTACGGAAGTCTCTGGTGGCTCTTATGCTCGCCAAACCCTGTCCGTGACCACGGCTTCGGGTGGAATCGTTACCTCTAGCGCAGACGTTACCTTCCCGCAAGCCACGGCTTCGTGGGGTTCCGTGGGCTACATCGGGATTTTGGACGCGGTCACTAGCGGCAATCTGCTCATGCACACAGCCTTGACGACTGCTAAGACAATCGACTCTGGCGACATTCTCAAGATTTCTAGCGGCAACCTTACAGTAACGCTCGACTAATATGCCAGCGGATGTCTGCGGCCCGTTTACCCTAGAGCAGTTAGACCTATTTGGGAATAACCTAGACGCGCTACCATATTCGCTAGACGACCCGATATGGACACTCAGCACAACCTGCGTGTTTTACGGGGAAGGAAACGTAACAGGCGCGGGCAACGTAACCGCTTCGCCCACCAAGACATTATTTGTCTCCGGCGACATCAGTAGCGCAGGGTTAGTAAGCGCAGACGGCACGAGAACCCGCACGATTGAGGGTGCGATTGATAGTGCTGGTACGGTATCCGCAGACGGAACGCTAACCAGAACGGTTGTAGGCTCGATTTCAGGCGTGGCAAGTGTGGTGTCAGACGCTACACGGATAAGAACTTTTGTTGGGGACATAACCTCCGCAGGGTTTGTGAACGCCTCTGCTAACTCTATTTTAAGCCCCTCTGCGACGATTACCGCAGCAGGGAGTGCAACGGCACTAGCCGACAGGTTGCGGACGGTTGTAGGCGATATTACGGCCTCTGGGACGGCTTCTGCGGACGCAGTAAGGCTGAGAATAGTAGACGGAACAATTACGGCAGAGGGATTCCTAGCCACTACCGCAGGATTTGAGTTAGACGGACAGGCAAATGTTTCCGCAGTTGGCACGCTAAACGCGATTGCAGGGATTATTTACACAGTTTCAGGGCAGGTGGCGAGCAATGCACAGATTACCTGCGCGATTTACAAGTACGGCGAGGAGTGGGTTTTAGTCCCCGACCAGCCAAATACATGGTCTGCCGCTAATGTTCAGAGCGACACATGGACACAGGCATCGACCGGTTCGGACACATGGACACCAATACCCGCACAAAGCGACGTTTGGACACAACAATCTTCGGGAAGTAACACATGGCAATAACAAGAGTTACCTTTGGAGAGTGGCTACCTGACCAGCCAGGGGTTATCGGCGCGCTGACCACGGCTAAGAACTGCTACCCAAAGGCTGTTGGTTACGGCCCGTTTCCGCAGGAGGTGGACTATTCAAGTGCCGCTTCGCAGACGCTAACAAACGCTTCTGCCGCTAGGGATAGCAACGGGTTGACCAACATATACGCCTCTGGGACGACCAGACTATACAAACTCAACACCACCACATTTGGATTTGACGACATCTCTGCCACTACTTATAGCGGGACAACGGGATGGAAGTTTACGCAGTTCGGCAACTCCCTGATTGCGGCTAACGAGTCCAATACCATGCAGTACATCGACGTTATGTCTGGGACTACCTTTGCAGATTTAGCGGTAGATGCTCCCAAGGCCAAGTTTGTGACCGTGGTACGGGACTTTGTGGTATCTGGTTATCAGAACGCAAACAAAAGCAGAGTCCAATGGTCGGGTATTAACAACGAGAAAACGTGGACTACCTCTGCCACGACACAGGCCGACTTCCAAGACCTCCCTGACGGCGGTTTTGTGCAGGGTGTCACGGGTGGCGAGTTTGGGCTAGTCCTGCTAGAGCGCAGTATCGTGCGGATGTCCTACGTTGGAACCCCGCTGATATTCCAATTCGACAACATCGCTAGAAACCGTGGGTGCTTTGAGCCAAACTCTGTCATCCAATGGCAGGGCATTACCTACTTCTTGGGCGACGACGGGTTCTACGCTTGTGACGGGCAAAATTTAGTCAACATCGGCGCTGAGAAGGTCAATCGGTACTTCTTTAACACGTTGCGCGAGGAAGTTCTAAGCACCATGAGCGCGGCAGTTGACCCAATCAACAACCTAATTGTTTGGGGATACCCGTCAACGGACTTAAACTATCGTGCGTTGATTTACCACATTACCACAAAACGCTGGTCTTACGCCGACTCAACGGCAACTCGTGTGGCTCCTGTTTCCACGCCAAGCGTGACCCTAGAGGGATTGGATAATTTTAGCGCGAGCATTGATGCCCTGTCGGTATCGCTTGATAGCAGGACTTGGCTAGGCGGCAAGCTGTTGCTTTTAGGAATTAACGGCAGCAAGTTAATTACATTTTCTGGGGCAAGCAAGACCGCAACCATTGAAACGGCAGATATTTCCGCAGACGCAAATCAGTCGATGGTTACGATGGTCAAACCAATCGTAGACAACGGGACGGGTAGTGCTTCTGTGGCTTCTAGGCTACAACTAAACCAGACCGTGTCCTTCCCTATGGTTACGGCCGCCAACAGCGAGAACCGCATAGGAACTAGGTCTTACGGCAGATACCACAGGGTAAAACTCCAGCCGTCGGGCGATTGGACGACAGCTATCGGGATGGATGTAGAGATTCAACAAGCAGGGACTAGATAATGTTTCGTGTTCTACCGTACCAAGGTGGAGACCCACGGCAGATTTCCGAGGTGGTCAACAACCTGATGAACGGCAAGTCCAATAATACGGGGACGATTACGCTTGCCACGGGCAATGCTACGACGACCACCCTGTACGACGAGCGTATTTCCGTAGATACAAAAATT